GATCTTTCTGGCGCTGTATTGAACCAGAACATATCTTCCTTACCAAACGCGACAGTCTCTGCATACACAAAGTATCAGGGAATAGCCAAACTAGATACACAGACCACCGGGTCTGCTATCAATATGTTCAATATGAACAAGTTTACGCTGGCTAGAGTGGCGCTGAGCCAGACTGGCTCTAATATGGCAAATCTATTGTCAAATATTACAGGCTCCGCAAAAGAGCATATGCTAGACGCTTGTTATGTTAGAAATGGTGTACCAGATTCGCAAACATACGCTGTACCAGATCCAGATAATGGAATTGGGCGTGTTACGTTTGCATCGCTTGTGCAGTCTTCTTCTATCAAGTTTAATAGATTCACATCTTATCTCAAATTTACAACGCCATTGTTCGGTGGGTTTGATGGATTGAATATTCTTGATAAAGATATGTCTCTCATGAATGATAGAGCAACATCGACCGATGCATCCGGTGAGACTGGGAAGGCATCTTCTGAGTTTAGTGCGACATCAATCGGATTATCTTCTAATCCAGCAGGTTCTGGAAGACTTAACAATAACATCAATGCGTATAGAACAGCTGCTAGAATTATGACTGATCCTATGACAGTGAGAAATAATATTCTTACGATACCGGGAATTCGTGATTCTTATGTAACGGATTGGGCTGCCAATAGGGTCCGCGATTATTCAATGGCCATTTACCTTATGGACATTCCAGCATGGTCTGAAAGTGCTGGAAGGCTATTCGGCGATGAAAATCGATCATTGATCGTTAGTGCATCGACATCATTCCCTGATGTTCGGGAGACTGCAGAGCAGTTTGAGTCTAGAGCAATAGATAATAACTACTGTGCCACATATTTCCCTGACGTGTATATTACCGACTCGAATACGGGCGAGGCAGTTTTGGTTCCATCATCTGTCGCGGCATTAGCAGCACTTGGGTATAATGACAAGGTTGCATATCCTTGGTTCGCCCCCGCCGGTTTTAATCGCGGCGGTCTGGACATGGTTACGAATACAGACGCTAGACTAACAGCAAGCGATCGTGACGATCTTTACGATGTCCGCATTAATCCTATAGCAAACTTTCCGAATGGCGGATTCGTTATATTCGGACAAAAGACAATGCAACTTACACAATCGGCACTAGATAGAGTGAATGTTCGTAGAATGATGCTTGAGCTAAAAAGACAAGTTGTCACAGTAGCTAATAGTATTCTTTTTGAACCGAATAATAATGCAACTAGAGCACGTTTCGTTAATATGGTCACCCCACAACTGGCGGCTATTCAAGCCCAACAAGGTATTGAATTATTCAAGGTTGTGATGGATGACACCAACAATAGCCAGGAAGATGTTGAAAGCAATAAGCTGAATGGTCGGATTGTTGTGGTCCCCACAAGGGCGATAGAATTTATTGCGATAGATTTTATCATTACAAACAGCGGCGTAGATTTTGCTTGATATAGTTAAGAGAGTAACAGGAGATTTTTTGAAATGGCTGAACTGACATTTAAGAGCCCTGGGGTTTCCACCAGAGAAATCGATTTATCGGGTCCAACCAAGCGCGCACCTACTGGTATTCCAGCTGGTGTCATCGGAACAGCCGACCAAGGTCGAGCATTTGTACCAATCACAGTTGCTACATTTGCTGATTTTGTGGCTGAGTTCGGGAACACCGATGGAGAGAAATTTGGTCCCATGGCGATGCGTCAATGGATGCGATATGCCCGTGCCGGAACCTATTTTAGGATTCTTGGTATAGGTGATGGAAAGAAAAGAACATCGGCAGGTGCAGTAACAAACGCTGGGTTCGTAGTTGGCGCACAAGAGTGGAAAGCGAACGGTCTTATTGGACCGAATGCTTATGCCGGTGCTACCGATACTAACCCTGGTCAACTTGGGCGTACCTACATGTTCGGCTGTATTATGGCTGAATCTGGAAGCTCAAACATATTTCGTAATGCAGGTGTTGGTTCACCCTTTACAGACTCTGATGGTAAGACTCGTAGAACGCAACCTATTCTTAGAGGAGTACTTATGGCACCCTCTGGAGTTGCTTTGGGTCTTAGTGCTTCCCGCGCCGCCATTTCTAATAATACACCACTAGCGTCCGCAGGGTCTTCCTACAATTACGCATGCTCAGACGTTTTTGGCGCAGCTGCAGGAAATAACGCAGGATCGTCTGTCGGTGCAGTGAATATTGCTGGTGGCCGCCAAGAAATTGTACTTCTGCTAAATGGTCATAAGCATACCGATCAATACCCAACAGTCGTCACTGCTTCTTTAGACCCTAATGCACCAAATTACTTCTCAAACGTCTTAAATACTGACCCCACAAAGACTCAGGTAGCTGGTCACCTACTTTATGCGCATTGGGACGTTTTACCTTCCATTGCATATCCGACCGGTTCTGGACTTTGTGATTGGGATTATACAGGTATACAGGTTGCTGGCACTGTAAAAACAGAAGACATCGCATTCCTGTTAACATCTTCTATCTCAAGAAATGGTAGCGGTGATACAGATGTTCCTAACTTTGAGGGATTCACCGATCGATTCCGCACCGCGGTCTCCCCGTATATTATTTCACAAAAGTATGGTGGTTCCGCTTACAATCTGTTTAGGGTTCACGCTCTGGATGATGGTGCTATAGGTAACACACGAGTTAAGATTTCTATAGAAAATATTGCAAAGTCAACAAATGTCAATCAACCTTATGGTGCATTTGACCTGGCAGTAAGAGATTATAACGATACAGATGCAGAACCTGTGGTAATCGAGAAATTCTCTAAGCTTTCTCTGGATCCAGGCTCTGATCGATATATCGCTAGAATAATTGGCGATTACCATCTTTTCTATGACTTCGATAAGCGAGTAGGTTCTCAGAAGCTTGTACTTGAAGGAGCCTATCCTAATAAGTCGAACTACATTAGGGTAGAAACGAACACTATGCTGGACAAGAGTCAGCTCCCAGCAGATGTTTTGCCTGTAGGTTTCCGAGGAATACAACACTTAGTAACCTCAGGCTCATCGATCTTTACCCTAGCTGATTCTGATGTCGATGGTGTTATGGACGGTGCGGTTGCATCTCAGTTAAATCAATATCCGGTGCCATTTAGACAGAGCGTTGCTAAGAATCAAGTTCCATATAAGACTGTAGCAGCAGAGCTTTACTGGGGAATTCAATTTACTAGACAACAAACTGTTCTTGAACCCAACAAAAGCATTCAGAAAGATCCGTCTATTCAATATTATGCGAAGTACTTTCCGCAATATGCTCAAGACCGGCGCGCCGCAATCGTTGGAAATAACCAGGGTACAGCCGTTAGCGAAGGAACAGTTTTGGACTGTGACGTATTTAACAACGATCTCTTTTCTTTAGAGAATATCCAGGTTGTTGTTACTACCGACACTACTCCGCTTGTTGACTCTCGTCAGTGGGCAGCCGCTCAATATCAGCGTAGAGGAGTAACTACTGGTAGCATTCTCGACATTGATGGTACTGCTCGCACCGCTGGAGCATCCGGTGGATCCAGACTGCTAAGCGTTGAAAATGACTTTGGACTTTCATCTAGCCGTAGATTCCTGAAGTTTACAACAATCGTTCAATCAGGTTTTGATGGCACTAATATTTTCAATAAGGACAAGACCAACTTCTCCAATATTGCAGTAATGAAAGAAATGGCAGACGTTACACTTCAGGGTGGTACATCTGGTCCAACGGTCGCAACATATCGAAAAGCTATGGACGTTTTGAAAGAACGTTCAGATGTTGACATCCAGTTGCTTGTGGTTCCAGGTATCCGTCATTCCTCAGTTACAGATTATGTAATGGAGGCAGTCGAAGAACGTTTTGACGCTGTTTATATTATGGATATTGAGGGTAAGGATACTTTCAATGAAGTTATCTCTGGATCAGCTCAGTTGGCAAGTGTTACAAACACTGTAAACTCTTTCGCGGGTCGTAATTTGGATAACTCTTTTGCAGCTGCGTACTTCCCAGACGTAATCATGACAGATATCGGAACGTCAACAAACGTTCAGGTTCCGCCAAGTGTGGCAGTCCTTGGAGCGTTTGCATTAAACGATTCGGTCGCATATCCATGGTTCGCTCCTGCTGGCTTTACACGCGGCGCATTAAAGAATGTTCTTGAAACACAGGTTAAGCTGAGTAGATCAAATCTCGATGCATTATATGACGCTGATATTAATCCAATCACTGCATTCCCTCAGACCAGGGGTGAAGTCGTAGTATTTGGCCAGAAAACACTTCTCGCCGCGCAATCAGCGCTGGACAGAGTAAATGTCCGACGACTCTTAATCGATGTCCGACGACAGGTTCGATCCATAGGAGACACGTTCTTATTCGAGCCAAATAGAGAGTCTACATTAGCAAGATTTGCTGCTGCTGTTAATCCGATTCTTGCAAGAATTCAACAGCAGCAAGGTCTGGATCGATTCAAGGTTCAGATTGATACAACCACCACATCACAAGCTGATGTGGAAAACAACATCGTCAGAGGTAAGATTTTCCTCCAGCCGACAAGATCTGTAGAGTTTATATCTCTTGATTTCGTCGTAACAAATGCTGGAACCGAAATTTAATCTTGCTGATGTATATTTAAGCACGTATAGGAGAAAACAAAATGGCAGAGACACTTTCAGTTACCGACATGTTGCCGAACAAATTTGAGCCCAAAAGAAAATTCAGGTGGGTGTTCGCTATTGAAGGTATTGACGCATTCCTTATTAAGACGGCGGCTCGTCCGACTATGAATACTGGCGAAATTGAGATTCCTTTTATGAACTCAACTCGCTTTATTGCTGGTAAGACAAAGTTCGACGCAATCTCAGTTACCCTTCATGATCCGATTGCACCTTCTGGTGCACAACAGGTTATGGAATGGGTACGTACACATTTCGAATCCGTTTCCGGCCGCGGTGGTTATGCTGATTTTTATAAACGTGATTGTCAGCTTAAAATGCTCGATCCTGTTGGAACAGTGGTTGAGCTTTGGGATATTAAGGGTTGCTTCTTAACTTCTGCTGGCTTCGGTGATCTG